CTTAACCATCCCTCGCTTGCGAAGCAGGCGTAGATCACGGATGGCTTGCAACGCAACCTCTCCAGCCAACTGCTGCAACCTATCGTCATAATCACCACGACACAGGTGCGTTGACCTCACCTACCCAACCCCACCAGCTTCGCTTCGTCTTCTTTAATCTGGTTAGCCAACTTAACCAGATCATTCGACTGCCCAGCGTAATGAATAATCATCGCATCCTTATAGCGGTCCAAACCAAAATGCGACTCCACGCTGGTCATGCAGTTAAAGGACGGGTCAAGCTCGGTTAGTGGAATTTCCCACAGGTGCGCCATCACATTGAGCCAGGTCTGCTCGGCGAAGTGGTTTGGGTGCAGGCCAATGGGTGGCATTGACAAGATACCAACGGCCTTGGTATGAACTACAAAAACTCCAGTATTGACGTAAAATTGAGGCTCAATAACACCACCGAATGCACCAGCCAGCTTAACCATCTCTGGCTTGCGGTCCAAGTATGCTCCTTCGTCAAAGGCGCAGAACACCCCAGCGTCATCGGAAAGCTTCGGGCAATCGGCTGCAATTAAAACATCAGCGTCAACAAATGTCACCTGCTCATAGCCCTTAGTGGCCATGATGTTCCCGATGGCAGATTTAGAATACTGCATCGGATGGGTTAGGGGTTTGTCGATCAGAATGAAGTCGCAGTTATGCCGCTTGCAGTACGCCTCCATGCGTGGCCTAGTCAGATCCAGAATCTTCTGCCAATCCTCACCGAACGATTGGGTTACTAATGCTTGTTTCATTTGCCAGCGTCAAAATCTTCTGTTGCTTGAATTGACAAAAGGTCATCAGCCTTTTCTAGCAATTCCTTGCTTGGATTCTTGATGTCCTCAGTAGCAGTTGAAATTTCAATCTTTGACATAATCACATTGTTAACCACCTTGGCATAGCAATGTTCTCTGTATCCAACTGGACCAATATCCTCGGTGATAGTATCAATCTCTGCGTTGCCATACGCAGTATATTTTTCTCCATTAAATTCAAAATCAACGCTTACATCTTCCATCATCATAGTCTTGGCACCTCTTTCTTTATTTGAGCCAACACAAACAATGTTCTTACCAGCGCACGCTCCAAGTGGTCAACACTTGTCTCATCGTTATTATCAGGACAAGGCGTGGATTTGTGGAGTTGCATCTGCGCTGTGGCCAAGTGCCGCACGGCTCTTGCGATATGGTAATCGTGAGTTGGCCTATCCTTCTCCAGCCAATCTCCATAGCCAGACTTTTCCGATCCCTTGCCCATCACGCGCCAGACTATTTCCTGCGCAGCGTTGCCCATCTCTTGGATTGTTGGGGGTGTCATTTCTTCCATTCCTTTATAGTGAACCACGCAATCATTAAGAAGAAGGCGGCATTCAACAGGCGAAGAACCATGTCAGTAATTTTTATGAATAAGTCCCATGCTGGGGCAATTAAACTCCAATCATTCATTTCGCTAAACTCCTATAGAATTGGTCCAGTAATCCTTCTAGCCAAAGCACGTCTTGCGGGTCGATCATAACTTCATCCCAGGAGGGGTGTAACCCTTGACCCAAGCCCACACCTTCTGCATAGCGCAGAATGCAATGCCAGCTTGGTAGAGTTCGTCCTCGTCCCACACCTTAGTCGTCAGCTTGGTAGCATCATTTGATGCCAGGACCACCGACACGCAGGCGCACTGAGGATTCTCGCTTGCGGCTCGGTATGCCCAAAGTTGAGCGCAATCTGTATCGTAGAATGGATCGTATTTGGGATTAACCTTACGATTCTTTAAGTCGATGATAGCGTCACCAATACCGCGTAGCTTGACGTAGGCATCACACCTGCCCGCATAGCCTCCGCCGACAAGACCCTTTTCGCACCAGTAGGTTTTCTCGATATTTGCGTCCGACCACTTCTTAAATGTTTCGATGTACGGAGCAAGTGTTTCATCGTTGGATACAGCTCTTCCCAAGAGGATGTTCTCCATTTCGGTATGCATTTTCGTGCCGTGTTCAGCTGCCTTCGTTGTTGATTCTTTAGAGTCCTTAACGACTCTGCGAGCGTAGGTTTCGAGCGTTTCATCTTCATCCTTCGGAAGCGTGAGCGAGGACATAATGGCCTGCTCTATCTTCCATGCCGTCAATTGCGGCTTATCCATAATGCCAAGCACGCTGGTTACGGATGGGTACAATCCCATCTGGCGCGCATCGGCTACGGTTGTGTTTCTTTCTTTTCCGTTCTTGCCGATCACAACGTGGGCGGATTCACCCTCGGCTGTGTACCAGTGTCCCGCCTGGTCAGTAGCGACCAGACGGGAATTGGTAGGCTCTTTCGCTGTGATTGTAAGAGCCATTACAATTAGAACGGCATCGTGTTGCCGTCTGCGTCAACCTCGACCTTGATGGCCGTGGACTTACCAGCAGCGGTAGCAAACTCTTTGGATGCGCGGATCTTCTCCTGCAACCAGTCGGGCATATCGTTGAATTGCCCAGCCTCACCCTGCTCGATCTCGTAGTACAACTGATCGTTGGTTGTGGTAGCTGGTGCTTTCATGCCTTTAGGCAGCTTGGACGCACCCGCAATGGCGCAATACTGCCGACCCTGCTGACTAGTCTTGTGGATCAAGGTCAGCATAGCTGGCTTGCCAAGAAGGTTCTTCAAGCTGAACGCTTGTAGTTCCTTGGAGGTAAAGGTTTGACCTCTCCACTGCTCAAGCAATTTCCGCAAGCTTGCTTTCTCGCCAAGACTGCGCGTCTGCTCGATGGATACCACCATTGGCTTTTCAACCTTTGTCGTTTTGCCGTTCTCAACCACCTCAAACTCGTCCAACTGATCGGGCAACTCGAAGGTTAAGCGGACTTTTGGTGTCCACTTCTCTTGGTTATCCCAATTGGTTTTCTGGTGGCCCAGATCGACTAGGCTGTAAAGAACGCCCACAGTAGCTCCCGCTTCTGGTAGTTTGCGCTCTTGTTTTGCTGATTCACTTAATGTCAATGCCATTGTAGTATCTCCTTTATTTATTTGTTTGGGTTTATTGTTGTTGGGGTAAGGTCTTCAAAAGCTGGTGACTTAACGTAAAAGCCCTGCGCGATGGTTGAGGTCTTTGCATACTCAATAGTCACATTGGCTGGCGCAATTTGTCGAGCTAAATCACACACGCTGTCGGCGGTCAGTATGACTAGCCACTCTTTGCGTCCGTTACGGCGGAAGAATACTGCTGGGATCTTGCCCGCTGGACAATCACGCTTTGATTGCTCCATCCACTCTTCAGGCTTGAGTGCTTGGCAACGCTTGCCTTCAATGTGAAATGGAAAATTCTCGCAGACTACATCACCGCTACCGCCTTCGGGATTGCCCGCGTACTGCTGGGTGCGTCTGGCCTTCTGCCAACCCTGTTCCCTCAGATAATTGGCTAACTCTCTCTCGCCCGCTGCACCTTTAGCCCTGCTGTTGATCTTGCCCATGGGTTGTGTCTAGCCAACCACCCACCGCAAGGTCGAGCGTATATTTAATTACGCCAAGTCTTATTAGCGTTGCTAATATCCCTATTAAATTTGTTAATCATTGCTCGCAGGGTTAACTTCTCAACAATTTCTTGGTTTGCCTTAACCCACGCGATGGCCTCATCGTATGACTTTGCATCCTGCAATCCATCCTCAAACTGATCCCACGCCTCTTTGTCGTTCACAGGTTCTGGAATACACGCCAACTCTGGCCTGTCGATGGGCAAGTCGTGAAAGTGACTGATTTGCATTTAGAGATAGGCAATAACCAAAATAGATCATCGGCCATAGCCCACATTGCCACATAATCCACCCCACTGATTGCACGCTTGGGCAAGTTATATCCATTGCCAGTGCTGGTAGAAAACCGATACCGAGTGCGCCCAGGTTCAACATTCTGCGCGGTCTTAACTTGAATGCGGTGAAATTTATTATCCTTCTCAGCAACCACATCGTAGCCAGCGTAGTCCTCGTAAGGTAGTAATACTGAATACCCGCACCGCAGTAGCGCACCAGTAACGCGAGCCACCCCAACTGCTCCAATTTGGCGGGAACTTAATTTCATCCTTGACGGCTTTCGGTTTGTGCTGGAGACTTTTTCCTATGAAAGCAATAACAACTATAACACTGATGGCGATGCTTGTGGCATCGGGAATGGCGGATGAAGATGATACTGATGCTGCTGACTTTGTTGGAGCAGTACTAAAGCGCAACGGATTCTCATGTGGCCGTGGATGCGTAATATCCGAGAATGGTGGAATGGCTTATTCATCGTCATCTGGTAGGTCAATAATTTCTACTGAAGGTTTCTATTATAAGTCTGGAAGTAGTGTTGTTGGTAAAGATGCAACATTCATATCGAAGTCTAGGAATTTCTTTTATGGAACTTCCGCAACAATTAAGGCTGGTTCGGCCTATATGAATGGAGATGCTGTTTGGGTTGGATCTCAAGAAGAGGATAATGATTAAGCTCCAAATATTGCGAGCCTATTTCGTATTCTGCTTTCGAGTCCACCGATAAACTTCTTTCTGGCTGGGTTGCGTTGAGCCATTCGGTATTCGTCATCAAGCTGGGCTTGACTGGCCGCGCGCATTAACGCCTTTGGCTCAACCTGGTTGATGGCCTGCAATGTCTTTGGACCTAACCCTCCATCTACCGCCACCTTCTGGCCAAGCGTGTTCAATCCTTGCTGGATGTACTTCGTTGCACCGCCCATCCCGCGATTAAACGCGAGATCCTGTGCGAATGGTTGAACTGCTTCTGGCAACTTTGAGACGAATGGGCTGGTGTATTCTTTGACGTACTGCGCCGCAGCCTGCGCCCTGTCTTGCGCTGGGAGCGATGAGATTCTTTTGAAGGCATCTGGATGATACTTGTCGTTAATACCAGCAACCTCAAAATTACCACCCATATCTCCTGCTGGCAATTTATAGACCTGCACGTTGCCCTGCTTATCCTTCCTTGCCTCAAAATCAATCGTCTTTAACGCTGCTGCTTGCAGCACGTCTTGTTCTGGCTTTGTTTGCATAGCTTGTGGTTCCTCTACAAAATCAAGTGCTGGTTGCTCTGGCATGGCTTGTGATGCTTGCGGTGCTTGTTTGGCATATTCTCTGGCCTTCTCAATAGGCGCGATCCTTCTGACCTCTTCTGGTACTGGCTCATATCCAGTACCAGTAAGTTCTCTGGCAACCATATCGTTCCTCAATGAAACATCCTTCGATGGGTTAATTGAGAACCTCATTGTTTCTCGCCCTGCTTGATTCTGGTTTCATATCTAGACATAAATGCCTTCCTTGCGTCATCACCTACTTGAGCGTATGCCCTGCGAAGAACAGTAGCTTTATCCTCATTGGTCATACGCTTAAATCCTTGATCCTTGAACATTGTCTCGGCGGCCTTTCTATAGGATTGTCCACGCATTTTGGAGTATGACTCATAAAGCTCTGGAGACAGCCTATATGACACGTTCTTTATCGTAAAATTACGCAGTGGCTTTGGCGGGATAACGTCACCATCTTCAGTTGCCTTGAATATATTGTAGATTCCAAGGGTAATAGGATCGTATGATACATCCCTACTTTTTGTAACATCAAAGAAATTATACATGATTGGATCTGCTCCTTCTGGAGTCTGTGGTATATCCCTACCCCAAATGTCGATCCTTCTGGCCATATCCTCATCCATACTAGGCAATCTTCTTTTCAAGACTTCTGCAAATATGTTTATTGGACGTTCAACCGCATCACCCTTAATGTCTTTCAACTGAAACTTCTCAGGCATTGTCTCCCTCATTGCTCTAGACACAGCAGTTAAACTATTTGGGAATGGAATTGATGACACAACTCCGTAGTAATCAGAAATCCATTTATCCAACGTAGATCCGCTTCCATCCAGCATTGCAGAAAGAAGACTATTTGTTCCCTTTAAGAAGCTCTGGTTAAACGCAAAGGATAGTGTCTCTGGTAGAACTGCCTCAAGATTGACACCTCTCTCGCCTTGCTTACCTTTTGCCGCCGCATCCCAAGTTGACATGATTCCGCCAACAATACCAAGCTTCTCTAGCGACATTATCCTATCTCCAGGCTGAGTATCTGTAGAGTCTCCCTTTGATAGCCTATTCAATGCACTGATATTTATGCTTCTGGGTGGAACTGTCTTGTATTGAATATCCCTTATCTTTTCAGATGGAGATGCCTTCTCTCCAATTATGTTGTTATCCAAAAGAAATGCAGTAACGCCACCTATGGTAGATCCTGTAAAGAATTTACCTAAACTCATTTGCGCTTTCCTATAGTCTCCATTCTTGGCCGCAAGGAATGCTTTTGGAAGTGAATACAAGGGAAGCGAAAACTCAACCATTTCATCAATAACATTCGCTGGAGTTTTTGCGTAGGGTATAATTGTTTTTGCAAACAATCTTGCAATACCAGACTTGTTGCCAGCACCGAATAAATTAGCAGCATTAAGCGCAGCCCTTGTTAGCATTGTGTCTTGTTGGAACACTGCCTCTGCTGCTTCTTGTGCTACCTTTGAAACTTCACCAGGCGAAGGAAGTCTTACTGCGGCTCGTAATTCAGACCCTACCTTACCAGCCAATTGCGCCTGCTCCGAAAGTAACCTAGCTTGAGCTATCCTTCTGAACGGAGCGTCACCAAGTTGCAATAACCTTAACATTGTCTCTGGAGGAACGCCCAAGGCAACTTCTGATGCTAACCTAACCCTATCTGCTATTTGTTGAGTTACACCCCTAAATCCCCTTTCAATTGGTTTGGCTAATCCTTCTCCTGTCCATAATTGCTTGAATGCAGTAAGTGGTTTTAAGCCTTGGATTCTTTCTCCAGCAAGTAATCCCTCTGCGCTTATCCCTCTCTTTATCCCAACCAATCCTTCCCCTAGTCCACGAATCCCAGCCTTGCCAACCTCAATTGTTCTCCTTATACCGCCAATTGGAGATCCAATTAGTCTAGGCCCAACCTCTTGCATTGTGACCTTTTGAAATGCCCTTCCAATTTCTTGAGCTACAAATGCTGTTTGTCTGCTGGCCATACGCAAAGGAGCATTTACAACATTGCTCCATAAATTTGTAACTAAAGAAAGAGGCGCAAGAAGATTGCCTTGTATTACTGTTGGAAGAAGCTGTCCAATAATCTTCTTTGGAATAAGCCTTGATTCAAAATTCTGGAATCTAAACGCGCTTTCTGTATATATCTTCTCTGCCTTAATTGCTTTATCAATATCTATATTGTCAAATGTTGTGCGTGCTTTTTCTGCAAGAGCTTCATATGTTGATCTTGTTCTTGCTTGAAGGGCAAAAAGTTTCTTAGAAGTGTTAAGAAGTGATTGCGTGAGAATCCTTCCGTTATCATCAAGAAAAACGCTTAGTGTTGCTAGATATCCATTTTCAGTAGCTGAAGGAAGAGTCCTCATAGCAGCCATATTTTGCGCTGATTCTGTTATTGATTTTGCCCTGCTCTTTGCATAACCAAGCAATGCCTTAACATCACCCTGCTTTGATGCGCGATTGATTAGCTCTGCGTTTGCAACAATTTTCTGAGTTGGTGTTCCAGTTTCATAAAGTGATCTTACTGCATCATCTGATTGCTTTGCCAATGCATCTTGTAGTTCTCTTTGCCCAAACTTTTGATATGTTATATCTTCACTTACTGCAAGTTGTTCTCGCATTCCTCTATCAAGAAGCGGATTTTCAACCATCTTTACGCCTGCTTGTCTGTAACCAATCCCTTTTGGAAGTGCTTTCAATTCAATTGGCACTTCTGGCAATGCAACGCCTGCCTTTGCTGCTGCTTCCTCTGCCTTCGGAGCAATAGCCTCAACCGCCTTGGGCAGAGCAGTCTCAACTGCTGGAGCTATGGCGGGAGCAATTGCAGGGGCAATAACCTCTGCAACTGGCGCAACCCTGCGAGTTAATGCCCCGCCAACTCCTTTTGCTAGTCCAGCCAACCCGCCAGCAGTAGGCGTTAGAAGAGAGGCAATAGTTGTAGTTACTGGATATTTTTGAATATCGCGCTCAAGCATCCCGCTGATTCGGGCAACTTGCTCTGGAGGTATTAGTGACTTAACGATTGCTTCTTGTCCCTTCTGTCCTGCAATATAACCACCTACTCCAGCAATTGCGCCAGTAACTAGTTTGGGAAGAATGCCACCAGGAGTAAGAGCAGCAGCAGTTTCAGCGGCTACCGCACCAGTAGTTGATGGTATTATTTGACTTCCAACTGTAAGCCCAATTGCACGAAGTCTTGTTGAATCATCTGGCTCAAGTTCAAAGGAGTCAACATTGCCATCTTTGTCAGCCTCAAAGCGTACTACCTTGCCATCCTTATTCCTGCCAATAGCAAATCCAACGCCAGTAGCTTTATCTGTTCCAGATGACACAGTTTCAATTCCTAGCCTCTGCGCTTCTTTGACCGCTGGGATTGCTGGCGTTTCAATAATGCCTTCAGCCAACGCCTGCGCCGTTGGCTTGTATCCTTCCGCTATCGTGCCGTCTGGCCTGCGGATCGCACCCATAGCATCCAAGGCTTTGCCAGCCTCAATGGATGCCTGCTGTGGGGTTGCGCCTACTTGTAGTTGACGCTGTGTTTCTTGATCCAGTAAGGCCTTGCGTTCTGGCGAGATAACTTCCTCTGGCTTTCCACCAGATGCCAAATACTCAGCTTTGGTTAAGTTGCCAGCATCTTCTTGTGAAAGTGGAGCAAACTCTAAATCTTGTTCCTGCTCTGGAACGAACTCAAGCTCTGGCCCTATAGCCATTGCTTACTGCCTCGCTTGCAGTCGTCCTGGCTTTCCGTTGATATAAATAAGTTGCCCAGGCTTTACGCCCGCTGCTTTTGCTTCTTGAAGGCTATTAAAATTCTTTGGTGCTTCTGGTTGCGCTGGAGTTTGCGCTGGAGTCTCTGGAACAACTTGTGTTGGTGCTTGGAGTGGCATAGTTGGGGATTGATAATCTGGAATATTTGTTTCCATCTGGCCTGCTTGTCTATTAAAGCCAAGCTCGGCCAACTTGTTCTTATAAACTCCAGCCTCGGCCTCTATGTCTTTTAGGACATCAGCGCGTGGTTTGGCACCAACTAATCCAAGACCAGCTTCCATTGCAAATGTGCGCGTATCGCCCTTTGCAATTTCAATCTCTTGCTTGACGCGCTTCTTTTGTAGCTCTTTTAGCCTATCGCTTAATTCAGCGCGCTGTGTTTCAATATCTTGATTTTGAAGGTCTTGTTCGTTTCTGATCGTTGATCCAATCCCAGCAAGGTAAGGAGCAAATGCTGGATCTTGGCTTAACGCTGGAAGATCCTTTAGCTTGCCCTTGACCTTCAGTCCACCCTTCTCGAAGCTGAAGTCAACGTCTGGCTGTTCCTTAATTGCCATTGCTCGCTCTTCTAAGGCTTGCCGTCTTTGTGCTTCAGCAGCAGCTTGCTTGTCAATATCGCCTTGGCGAAACATATTTACTAATTCTGGTATATCAATTACTGCCATAAATCTCCTTATATCTTAATCAAGTTTCCAAGGCCAGTAGCAATCTGACCGAACTGTTCGGCCCCACTGGATCCTCTCGCAATCGCACCAACCTGCGAACCATACTGACTGGCCTGCAAATCCGCCAGCGTATTATAAATACCAGCCGCATTCTGCGCGCCAAGGAATCCAGCGTTAGGATTGACATATCCATAAGGATTAGAGGCTGAAGGCGTGGATTGGAACCCACCAGTTCCCTGTGGTTGCGATGCTGCAAGGTAGTTATTAAGCATAGCTTGTTGCTCTCCAAGACGCTGTGAGCCTAAGTTGTAAAGGGTTGGGCCACCTGCAATAAAGCCTTGAGCCGCGCCAAGGCGTGATTGTTCAAGGGCATTGCGAAGACCAAGATCGCGTGCTGTGGCCGCACCAGTTGTCTCTCCAGAGCTAAGGAACGCTGTGGCTGCACCATAGCGTGCCAGCTTGCGTTGCTCGCCAGCCATACCAATGTTGGCTGCTTCCTGCACCGCTGGTCCAATACCAAAGATATTGCCCCTAGCAGTCTGCGCTCCACGGATGGACTGTTCGTATCCACGCCGTTCTTCCGCACCAATAGTTGATCCCAAGCGAAGTTGGTTAATCGCCTCTTGCTCGATGGTATTGCGAAGGTCTTCAGTCTGCTTGGTTGTGGTTGGACCCAAAGGAGTCTCCGCCATAGTTTGGTACTGTTTGGAAAGAGCGCGAGCAGTCGCAGCAACAGTAGGATCTATTTCCTCAATCTGCTTGATTGTGCGTTCTTCTGGAAGACGAAGTGTTTCTCTGAATTGAGCAACAGCCTTGGCTGCTGTATCTCCCTCAAGTGGTTTATAATTATCAAGAAGACCCTTTGCCTTAACAGCATATCCCTGAACTTTTGTAAGTTCAGTTTTAAATCCTTCAATAGCTGACGTTACTTTTGCTCTTTCAACAGTATTATCTGCTGGTATATTATTTAAAATATCTGTAGCAGCAGTAATTTTACTCGTCAAATCGGTTGCTGCTGTTGTCGCAAGATCAACGTAGTTTGCATACGCTGTCTTTGTTGCGTCATTGATGCTACCTAAAGCCTGGGCATCCGTTACTTCTGTATTTAACTTGCCAAGTAAATTGTTGCCAAGAACAAGCGAACCAGACCCAAGAGCATTAACGGCACTGCCAATAGTAGAAACGGATGTTCCTCCGCCTGTTGTGGTTCCTCCGCCAGTTGTAACTCCGCCTCCTGTTGTAACTCCGCCTCCTGTTGTAACTCCGCCTCCTATTGTAGTCCCTCCACCAGTTGTAGTCCCGCCAGCACCATATCCACTTATGCCATAATCAGAAAGCCTAAGTTTTGATAAGGATTCTATAAGATAAGGGGATTTATTTGTTGTATTTCTTTGTAAATTTGCAAGTTCGTCTTGCGCTGTTTGGAGCGCATTGTTTGCGGCTACTTTTGCTTTTGATCCTTTTGCTGTACGCAATCTTTCTTCAAAAGTCGCAACATCTTCCCTTTTTGCATTAATGCTATCAAGCTGATCTGACGCAGCCATTACATTTGCAAGAAGTGTTTTTACATTTTCAGTTTGATTCTCTGAGTCTGGGGCAAAAAATCTAATTCTTTCTGCGGCAGCCTTGATGGCCTTTTGATCTACTGCATTTAAATTTGCTATTCCAATTTCCTGTGCTTTTGACAATACTTCCGAATAATTATTTACAGCAGTTTGAAAATTTGTTGCCTTTTTTGCTGGTGCGGTAATCTTGGGTTGTTCAAATTGATATTTTTGCGTTGCGGCATCAAGATTTATATTGCCTTTTTTGTCAGTATATAATGCAGGATCAAGTTTATATACATTTTTAATTATATCTGTTTGGGCCTTTTCCTCGTTAAACTTCCCCTTTGTAACATAGCTTGCAGCATCGGTAAGACCGAGTGCTTTATACTTATCAATTATTGCTTGATTTGGATTAACTACTGGTGCCTGGACTTTTTGTGCAGCTACTTTATCAGCAGCTTTTTTTTCTGCTGCTGCTGCTTTATCAGCAGCTTTTTTTTCTGCTGCTGCTGCTTTATCAGCAGTAGCTGGTGTAGTGGCTTTAACAGCAGTAGCTGGTGCAGTGGCAGCAGGTGCAGTAGCTTTAGCAGCAGTAGCTGGTGCAGTAGCTGGTGCAGTAGCTGGTGTAGCGGTAGTAGCTGGTGTAGGCGTAGTATTAAGTTTCCCAGCAGCAACCTTTGCGGCCAACATATTATATGATCCGCCTCTTTCCTTGTATTCTGTTGGATCTAATTTATATACATCTTGAATTAATGCTTTTTGCAATAAATCTGAATTAATATATCCTTTAAGATTTCCATTTGTTGTATAGGAATATTTACTAATATTTTTATCAATATCTTTCAATCCTAACGCGGAATATTCTGCAATTAATTTGTTATTTGCATTATTTCGTTTTTCTTCTGATGTTATCTTTGCCATATTAAACTATTCCAGTCCTTGGCAATCCAGAAAGGTAATCTACCTGTCCCACGCCTTGGGATTGCTGTACTTGTTGAGGAACAAAATTCATTGGCGACTGTCCGTATAACCTAGCAAACTGAACTGCTGCTTGCTGGCCCAAACCCTGCTGTGTGGCAAAAGCATTGGGAGACATCTCAAACTGACGGCGCATAGCTTCAAGAGAGCGTTGCGGTCCAAGTTCGCGCTCTACCTGTAACGCTGCCTGTGCTGATCGTTGTAGGTCAAGAGCAGACATCTGGCGTTCCAGCTCGCGTTGGCGCGGTGCGTACTTTTCACGCAAGTTTTGTTCTAAATCTGCTATTTCAGGTTGTTTCTCAATATAGGTATTAAGAGAAGACCTGTAGAAAAGATCATTAGCCTTGGCCGCATCCATAGGATTAGGAGGCGGAGGAGGTGCTGGAATTGAAGGACTGCCACCCATTAGAGTAAAGCCTTTCGCATAAATGTCATATAGTCATAACTCCTTGGTTTACCAGAACGATTAAAGGTGATCCGCTTGCGAGGACCAAAACGCTCCCAAAGGAGCAACAG